ATGGCGGTGCCGGTGATGCGGTGGGTAGGTGAGCGGATCGCTATGGTAGCGGACTGTATCGGCTATCTGGATGACGGTGGCCCATGACAACGTCGGTGCAAGTAGCCCGGTTCGGGCCAGAGAAGACGGCTCATATTGAGGTGGGGGCCTACTATATTGTCCGGGGCACCGACAGTTTCGGGGCGGCGATACCGGAGCAGATGATCCGCGTCGAGTCGAAGCCCCGCTATCCCTTTGTGGCGAGTCCCAACCCGGTGGTTAAGGCCAGCGTATGGATGGTCTTGCCGGGCTTCGAGGGGCTCCTCCACTTCCAGCAGCATGACTACCCCCTCTCGTTGGTCAACGCCACCGACCATGGGACGGTAGGGTGGCACGATAGGCACCTCGAACGCGTCGAGCTCGCTCACCTGCTCCACCATCCCGACTACGGACTTCTGGCGCGGGAGATGAGTCTCCGGGGGCGGAGGATACGGCACCGATGAAAGTCAAACTCACCCCCTCCGAACTCTACCTGGCCGCGTCGGTGGGCCTCATGCGGCAATGCACCAACCTCCGCGACCGGAAGCGCAATCGCTTTGGTGCTGAACCCGGCCAGGAGTGGTCGATCCATATTGAGGGATCTTGTGCAGAGGCGGCGGTAGCGAAAGCCCTCAACACCTACTGGAACGGGGCGATAGGGCATCTTAAGGCCAAGGATGTGGGGGTGCATCAAGTGCGCTCCACCCCTCGTGATGATGGATCGTTGATCCTCCACAAGGAAGACCCGGACGAAGACCTCTTCATCCTCGTCACCGGCACGGCCCCCAACTACGAGTTGCGGGGGTGGATACAATGCTTTGAGGGTAAGGACCAGCGGTTCTGGCGGGCCGATAGGCCCCGTCCCGCTTTCTTCGTGCCCCAGGAAGACCTCCACCCCCTCGCCGCGATGGGCCAATCGTGAAGACCCGCGAGATGGAATGGCGGATTAGTCATCGGGGTGACAAAGTGGCGTGTGGCATCGCAGACCGGCATTACAGTCGGCAGAAGATCGGCACACCGCAGTTTGTGCCACCTGGAAAGTGTCTGGTGCTATTGACCCAAAAAAATGATGCTCTTTGGACTTCGTCTTGGCCGCTACCCGAATACACTAAACATAAGTGGAAGGGGGCATGGATCAACACTCTTTTTCGCAACGAAGGGTCGATCTTATCGTCCACACTCATACGTCAAGCGGTAGCGGCAACGCGCTGGAAGTGGCCCGATCCGCCCGAACAAGGCATGGTGACCTTCATAGATACGAAGAAAGTCCGCAAGAAACGCGATTTTGGCCGATGTTACCGCAAGGTCGGGTTCAAGCACGTTGGATATACCATAGTACGGAATTTGTGGGTTCTGCAATTGGCCCCAGAAGCGATGCCGGATGCTTGTCCACCTACCGAAACGCAAATTGAGCTCTTCCACCCCCTCGCCGCGATGGGCCAATCGTGAAAGTGGAACGCTAAATGCTCATCGAAGACCCCATCCTCCACATCGGCGTCGATATCGCCACCAAGCGGGACACCTCGGCCGTCGCGGCCGTCTACAAGCATCCCTTTCGGAACCAGTATCACCTGTGGGGCTGCAAGATATTCAAGCCGCCCGTCAACATCCATAAGACGGTGGTCGAGGTGCTGATCCACCTCCTCGAAAAGGAACGGGTGGCTCAGATACAATACGATCCCTACCAGTTTGCGTCGGAGGCGCAACGGCTGGCCGATGCGGGCTATGACCGGTTGGTGCGCGAGGTCAACCAGCAGACGGAGATGGTCGAGTTCGCCAATACGTTGGATGCCCACATCAAAAACGGCACCCTCCTCTTCTATCCGGATTCGGAACTACGCAGTCACTTCTCGTGGGCGTCGGCGCAGAATACGGAAAGGGGCTGGCGCATCATCAAACGACGCCAATCGCGGCAGATAGACGCCGTGGTGGCGATAGCCATGGCGTTGTCGGGGGCAACGGCCGACGTGGGGTACCTCAACCACCCCGTCTTCAACGAGGAGATCCATTCGAGGTCTTTAGTGGGGGTGCCGTAACCAATGACGGACTATGACTTGAATGTCTTAGCCTTGGGTGCGGGGGTTCAGTCTACGTGCGTCCTCCTCATGGCGAACGAAGGTCTCTTAGGAGACCCGCCCGACCTCGCCATCTTTGCCGATACCCAGTGGGAGCCGCCTGAAGTCTACACGCAACTCGAATGGTGTGTCGCGCAGAGTTCGATTCCGATCCATGTGGTGACGGCTGGCAACCTCCGCGCCGATGTCTTGAAGGTCGTCGGTCCTCCAGGGCAAAAAATAGGGCGGGTAGCGAACCCCCCCTTTTACGTGCGTCGAGCCGACCAGGAAGCGAAAGAAACGGGCTTGGCTCCCGACGACGGGGGTAAGCTGTTGCGTAAATGCACCAGCGAGTATAAAATAGAACCCATCCATAAGGAGATTCGCCGCTACTTGGGGTATAAACCGCATCAGCGGGTTAAAAAAAGGGTGCGCCAGTGGTTTGGCATTTCCATCGATGAGGCCTCGCGGATGCGCGATAGCCGTATCCCATGGATCGACAACTACTACCCGCTCGTTGAGCAGCAGATGTCCCGCCAGGATTGCCTGAAATGGATGCAAGAGCGCAACTACGGCACCCCCATGAAGAGCTCCTGTATCGGCTGTCCCTTCCACTCCAATGCGACGTGGGTCCACATGAAAAAGCATAAGCCGCACGATTGGGCCGACGCTGTCGATTTCGACCATCGGCTTCGCAAGGGCAAATTGCCGGGAGTGACGGGCGATGCTTATTTGCACCGACGCTTCAAGCCCCTGGAGGAGGCTATCCTCCACGATCACGATCCGAATCAGTTGGAACTGTTTGAATTTGAGGAAGAATGTGAAGGGATGTGTGGCGTATAGCCATGCGATGGAGTGAGGAAGAATGTGAAGGGATGTGTCGCGTCCCAATAAAAAGGAGGTGGCGTCATGAACACACTAATCGAGCAGATGAGCGCCCAGATCGACGTCTTGAACGCACTAATCGAGGATATGCGGTGGCGTAATGAACGCATTGCAAAAGCGATTGCCAGGGCCAAGGCAGCAGAGGAGGAGATGGCGCCTGGCGCAACAAACCCGCCGAGGACTGCCCCGATGGGCCGCGCTACAAAGCCATCGGCAACTCGATGGCGGTGCCGGTGATGCGGTGGGTAGGTGAGCGGATAGAATTAGTAGATAGGATCCTATCTAAGGAGACTGCATGACTATGACTGAGCAGCTGACGCTGGACCTCTCCGCAGGCCTGGAGCTGCGGGAGATGGGCATGGCCCTGGCAGCAGGCAACAACGCCCGCGCCCTGGAGATTGCCCGCGACGTGGCCGTAGGGATTGCCCAGGAGCAAGGGACGGTAACATCCGATGATGTGCGCTACCGCCTCAACCTGCGGCCCAGCAACAAGAGAGACAGCCAGAACTGGATGGGATCCATCTTCCGGGACCGGCGATTCGTCTGGACGGGGCGGCGCATCAAGAGCCGTATCGCACGTAACCACGCCGCCGAGATCAAGGTATGGGCGTTACGAGGAAACCCAATGGAGGAGGTCGCATGAAAATCATCATCGAAGTATCTATAAACGCCAGGGTTGTTACATCCTCCGGCGAAGATAACAAGAATGAAATAATCCTGGTGCCGGTAGGCGAGCTAGACCAGGACCAGGAGGTACCTAGTACCAAGGTACCTAGTACCAAGGAACTAGAAACTAAAGAACCTGGTACTACGAGTAACGGAAGCATTGTTACATGTAACGCGGATGATTGTGAGCAGCCCGCAGCCCGCAAGGGATTATGCGACAAGCACTATATGGCTACCTACCGCCAGGCCTATGAGCCTTCTGTCGAGGCGCGGATGATTGTGGAGCGGTGGCGGGACCACCCCGATGTCGATTACCGGGACCGCTACCATCGCCATTGGTGCAAGGTGCTGGACGACCTCCATCGCATCGACAAGCAGTCATGGGAGGAGATACGGACAGTCATCGACTTCGCGCTGGACCGGTGGGTGCCCCGATACATGCAGTCACCGACCAAGCTACGCCAACCAAGCAAAGCCTACCCGGAGAAGAAGTGCTGGGAAATCATAAGGGGACAGATTCATGGACAATCTACAGGTGACCCAAGCGATGAAAGCGCCTTCCTCGATGACATCGAATTCGAGTAACCTCAGTCAGGACGCCTTCAAAAGCGGCATCAAGGTCTTGATGGCCGAGTATTCCTGGAAAGCCGACGAGAGCCAGCTGCGCCAATGGTACCGGGTGCTGGGGTGGCTCAGTGACGAGGCCTGGCTCAATGCCATCGACAACTGGATCCTCAGTGACAGTACCTTCCGCCCCAAGCCGGGGCAGCTGGTCGTCATGGCGCGGCAGATGACGATGCGGGAGAAAGCCGAGCGGGACGCCAAGGCCAGCAGGGAGGCGCAGGAGACCCTCTCAGAGGCCCGCTGTGACGAGACCGTAGCCCGGAAGCACCGTCAGGTCATGGAGCGCGAGAAACGTGTCTCGGGCGAGGTGAGGAGGGCTATCCTGGGCCGCTACAACGCCACCTACCGCAACCCCGATGCCGTCCGCTTGGTGATGGAGACGATAGACCTGCTGACGATGCAGGAGCCCCTTTGTTACAGGGCCGATCCCATTGCCGACGCCCTGGCCTCGGCGGAGAAGATCAACGACGCTAGAACCCTATGGTACGATCTGAGGACAGCAGACAACCCTTAACTTGGAGAGAACGAAATGAAAGCGATAGACCAGGCAAGGATCATCTTCGCCCCTCGCGCACATCGAGGCGGCAAGCAGTATATCCATGCTCTGATAAAGAGCATAGAGAGCGCCCTGAAAGGAACGGAGACCCCCCCGAAGTTTGCCAATGCTATGGAAGCCGATTACTACATCACCGAGCAAATTGGCTTGGTAGACCAGGGGCTCAATGAGATGTGGATGCGGAGGGTCCGCCTTGCGGGCAGCCTCAAAATAGAGCCGAAAGCCAAAGAGTTCTGGCAGCGTCTAGGTCGTTACATCCAGGCCAATACGTTCTGGCCCGGCGAGGTCGTTATGAAGAATTGGCCCGAGTGGCAAATCCTGTCGGAGGGGAAGATACCCCTGCCCACTCAATCCTCGGCCACCGCCAGGAAAAGAAAGCAAGCGTTGAAGGTGAAGAAGGCACAGGAGCTGAAGCAGGCCGAGCAGGATCGGCTACACGCTCGGGCGAGGTTACAGGAGCAGGAGAGGGCCGAGCATAAGGATGAGGTGGATGTGATGGACCTCGTATCCACCTTGACTGAGGACATGCGGGAGATCCGTAGCAGATGCAAGAAGCTGGAGGGGGGCTTGAGGGTGCTGGCGCAGCCTGTAGACAATGCGGTGACTTTAGCCTCTAAGGCGTCAAAGGAGGTGCGGGGGATGAGGGATCACCTCCTGTCCTTGGAAAACCGGATCTTGGAGGTCGAGAAGCTGGGGCCGCACATGGACGACCTGTGGCACATGATCGACATCGCCACGGCCCCTAAGAATGATAAGCCCCCCCAGGAGGAGAAGCCGGAGAAACCCAAAAGCTGGTTGCGACAGCTGAAAAGCTGAAGGACCAGACAAAAGGCAAGGCCCCGTGTTCTACTCCCCAAGGAACACGGGGCCTTGCTCTGTAACACAAGTGTTCCCCAGCCTTGCGCCTCCCCACGCCAAGGCTACTCCCGTGTTACATCATTCGCGCCCATCTACATAGGCTTGTCCCAAGACATAGGCGATAGCTACTGCAGCCATAGGCCAGGTGAGGTCTACGGCTCCGGTGGCAGTAGCTATACCTACCACAGCAGTAACCGCCAGCTTGCGGCTGGTTAATTTCTGAATTAATTCATTCATTATTTCTTCCTCCGTTCACCTGATGCGGGAAATGGCAGCATATCCAAGGGTCGCTCTATACGCAGTGACTTAAGCTCGCTATTAGGTAGCTTCATCAATGTGCCACCGCTAATCGTAGTCTTTCCATCTTCTTCGATCAAATCATACAGATAAAACGTAGTTGATAACACGCCCATCTGAGCAATACGAGCGGGTCGTCGCGCACCGTTAATTTGAATCCAGCACGTAGTGTTTTCCTGATAATCCGATCCGATGAAAACCATCAACCCAGCGAGTACATTTTCGATGGAACCTTTTAAGAATAGCAATGCAAACGCGACTACTGCGATCCAGACGTACTCCTCTACCAGCGAAGCCAGCCCCGACTCTGCCCCGAATTTCCTCAAAGACTCTTCCGCAGCGCGCTCGTCCATAGATTACTTCGTAGACCATATCAGTTCCAATTAGTAGCCTTTGGTCCTCGCCTTAGCCTTGGGCTTCTTGGCTTTCTTCAGTGGCTTGCCCGTGCGTTTTGCTTCTTTCCGCGCTGCGGCTACACCCTTCTTAGTGTAGCTATAAGTCTTGCTTCCAACTTTAGGCATGATCATTTCCTCCGTGGTCTGATTACCGTCACCGTCACCC